AGCAATAAATCTCCAGTCCGTTCTGCTTATCTTCGATTCATGACAGCCAATCATCTTTGCCAGACCGCGCTGGGTAAGCGTTGACAGGTTGATGAGTAAATCAGTTTCAGCGCGATCAATTTCTCGCTGTGTTGGCTTGCTGTAGCTTGCTTGTGTCATTTGTTAATTTTCCAATAGTGAATAGTTAGTTGAAAGGTATGCGTTGAAACGCATATGGCCTTAGTTGGTCAGATATCTTGGGGCTCGCTTTGTCAGCGACGTAGGACGAATGTCCATTGTGAAAAGAACGGTGTTACTTATGCAGCTGTTTTTTTGTTACTTGGGAAGGGCTTTACCTCTTCCGCATAAACGCTTCCATCAGCGTTTATAGTTAAAAAAATCTTTCGGCCTGCATGAATGGCCTTGTTGATCGCGCTTTGATATACGCCGAGATCTTTAGCTGTCTTGGTTTGCCCAAAGCGCATTGCATAATCTTTCAGGGTTATGCGTTGTTCCATACAACCTCCTTAGTACATGCAACCATTATCACCGCCAGAGGTAAAATAGTCAACACGCACGGTGTTAGATATTTATCCCTTGCGGTGATAGATTTAACGTATGAGCACAAAAAAGAAACCATTAACACAAGAGCAGCTTGAGGACGCACGTCGCCTTAAAGCAATTTATGAAAAAAAGAAAAATGAACTTGGCTTATCCCAGGAATCTGTCGCAGACAAGATGGGGATGGGACAGTCAGGCGTTGGTGCTTTATTTAATGGCATCAATGCATTAAATGCTTATAACGCCGCATTGCTTGCAAAAATTCTCAAAGTTAGCGTTGAAGAATTTAGCCCTTCAATCGCCAGAGAAATCTACGAGATGTATGAAGCGGTTAGTATGCAGCCGTCACTTAGAAGTGAGTATGAGTACCCTGTTTTTTCTCATGTTCAAGCCGGGATGTTCTCGCCTGAGCTTAGAACCTTTACCAAAGGCGATGCGGAGAAATGGGTAAGCACAACCAAAAAAGCCAGTGATTCTGCATTCTGGCTTGAGGTTGAAGGTAATTCCATGACCGCACCAACAGGCTACAAGCCAAGCTTTCCTGACGGAATGTTAATTCTTGTTGACCCTGAGCAGGCTGTTGAGCCAGGTGATTTCTGCATAGCCAGACTTGGAGGTGATGAGTTTACCTTCAAGAAACTGATCAGGGATAGCGGTCAGGTGTTCCTACAACCACTAAACCCGCAATACCCAATGATCCCATGCAATGAGAGTTGTTCCGTTGTGGGGAAAGTTATCGCCAGCCAGTGGCCTGAAGAGACGTTTGGATGATGAAAGGTCGCACAGAAGTGCGGCCTTTTTTTATGATTAATATATATAAATATCAATAACATAAGCATGTTATATAGCAATTAACATACCTATCTACAAACGAGGTATACATCAGCATTTGTTCAGTCAACCTGCAAAACATCACATCTCCTGCGCATTTTTAATTCACCTGCTAATTTTACATTCTCCTGCACTTTTTTATTGCTCCTGCATCATTGTGGTGCTTTAATATTCAAAATTTAAAGGAGGAATTCATATGAGCACTGTAGTTGAGTCAGTAATGGCACGCTATGCACAAGTTGTTGAGGAAGGTTACGTCGTAGATGGCGGGCCAAAATTCAAAAGTTATGCAGTTTCCAATCTGCGCGGTGGTGTTGGTAAGTCCACGATGACATTCAACCTCGCCTATGAGCTGTCACGACGTAACTCCGTATTAGTGGCTGACTTATGCCCGCAATGTAATTTAACGGAGACACTATTGCGTGGTGAAAAACCGGTTGTAACAATAGCTAATGCACTGACACCAAAAATGCTGGGTCCAGCTTTTGGTGAGCAGCCAGAAGATATTTCATATCGAGTAAGTAATTTCTGCCCAGATTTTAAAGGTGGTAAGGCATGTTATGCGATTCCAGGTGATCCTGAGCTATTCGCTTTCCCATCAAGCATGTATCAACAACTACAAGTAGCGCTATCTCGCGGAGAACCAAAAGCAGTATCAACACTATTAAATTCTCTTCGCGCAATAATGAACGATGAAGCGAAAGACAAAAAATGCGAAATTTTATTGATGGATACAAGCCCTTTCTATGCTGGAGGAACACACCTAGCATGGTGCGCGTCTGAGGCATTGATTATCCCTGTACGCGTAGATGAACACTCAATTGAGTCACTTCATCTCACAATGGAAATGCTGGCAAATAAATCAAAAGATTTTGTATTATGGAATGAGCGTGCGGGTGGGCTTGGGGCTCCAAAAGTAGCAGCGATCGTAATGACAATGGCTGGTTCAAAAAGCCGTAAATCATCAACACCAGGTCGCGCATCTCAAATGTACATAGAGAGAGCTGTAAAAATCGCTGAAAAATACAGTCATCTCTTTGCCGATGAAGATGTTAGCAAAGCAATTGTGGTTACAGATGATTTTGTATCAAGCGGGCAAATTAGTGGGGCTGAAAGCATACCAATATCACAGCTAAAAGTTGGTCGCTTCCATACAGTAAGTGAAGGGAAAAGGTTACAAGTTAACCAGTCGGTTACTCGATATCAAAGACAACTTAAGTATCTGGCAAGTATTCTTTAAGCAAGAACCCGGCCTCAGCGCCGGGTTTTCTTTGCCTAACCCCCCCAAAAAAACACATAACCAATTGTATTTATTTGAAAATTAATAGATACAACTCACTAAACATAGCAATTCAGATCTCTCACCTACCAAACAATGCACCCCTGCAAAAAATAAATTCATATAAAAAACATACAGATAACCATCTGCGGTGATGAATTATCTCTAGCGGTGTTGACATAAATACCACTAGCGGTGATACTAAACACATCAGCAGGACGCACTACTCACCAGGTCGGTGAATATACAACGATTCGAATATGAATCTACGGCGCTGACAAAGCGCAATAACCAAAGTGAACTTTGGGGTGTGGTGAAGGGTTCATGGACGGGAATATGTCGCACGTAAAGCGGCGAGGCCTGCGGGACTATTGCCGAATTGAAGTAGGCCGAAACAGGTCGAAATGGGTCTCCCACCTACCACACCACCAAAGATCATCAGGAGGTCTATATGACACGCAGAACTCAGTTCAAAGGCAATTCACGTTCTCGTCGTCGTGAGCTTTTAAAGGCAAAGGCATTAGCTAACGGCGTGCTGGCCCGCGAAGAAGCAATAAGTTCAGAAGTATTACACCGCCCTACTCTAAGCAGAGCGCAGATTCAGGCTAAAGGTACTCACGAAACGCCTGAGCGCATAGAAGACGCTAAGCCAATTAAGTTCATGGCACAGGACGTGATCTGGCAACAGAAAGAATACAGACGCAATCTGGAGCGAGCGGCCATTGTGTACGCGAATGAGTTTGGACATAAGCAACCAGAAACTGGTGTATGTCTTCCAAACGTAGCCATTTACGCGGCAGGCTACCGGAAATCAAAACAACTGACGGCGAGGTGACTTGTGTTGGTCGCCAGAAAATGAAATTAGGCAGCAAACCACTTATTTGAGGACTGATACATGAGAGTAAAAACTATGGGCGCAAGCCCATTAAGTGGTCGTATTTTTCAAGGAACATTAAACACTGAAAAAGGAATGTGGGTGGGAAAGAAAGAAGATGTAACCGAACAGGCAGTTAAGGCAGTAGCTGAACACATGATGATAAAAGACCAGAAATATGCATACGAAACGAAGGATGGCAAATGGCTGATAATAAGTCATCAAATAGTTGATAAATTACCAGAAGAGTTTATTGCTGATTAAAATTATTTTGGCATAAACAACAGAATAAACACTGCACTGTGTATTCATTCCAACGAGTGAATACACGGAGCAATGTCGCTCGTAACTAAACAGGAGCCGACTTGTTCTGATTATTGGAAATCTTCTTTGCCCTCCAGTGTGAGGGCCTTTTTATATGCATACCAATAACGCTTCACTTGAGGCGTTTTCGTTATGCAATCAAACAGAAGGAGCATCCTATGCAACAGTTCGCTATTGCAGGGGCGGCATCGGTTCGCCCTTTCAACCCGATTTTATCGGTACAGCATTCACGAAAAAACATTTTAACCGGAGCAGACTTTAAACAACCAAGAATGAAAAGTTTGCTCGAAAAGCTTTGGGATATTTTGAAACAACAAGGCCGTCCATGAGTTTTACAGATAACTGGTCAGACGAAGAATTCATTCGTCAGATGAAAGAATTAATCGGTAACGAAGGAGATATTCATGTCACTTGCAACCACAGTGAAGGAGAGCAAGTTACAGAGACGCATGTACACGCAGAAAGCTCTCTGGTATCGCCATAATGGCGACCGCGAAGGAATGCGGGTATGCCTTAATTTGTCCCGAGTCGAAGTATTAAATCAGCGTTATTTCCTTGGGCCATGTCCATTCTGAGAACAAACATATGAGCAAAGAATTTTACGCAAGACTGGCAGCTATTCAGGAGAATCTGAACGCGCCAAAAAATCAGTACAACTCATTCGGTAAATATAAATACAGAAGCTGCGAAGACATTCTTGAAGGCGTTAAGCCGTTACTGAATGGCCTGTTTTTATCAATCAGCGATGAAGTTGTGTTGATTGGTGATCGGTATTACGTGAAAGCCACGGCAACTATTACCGATGGCGAAAACAGTCATACGGCAACCGCTCTTGCACGAGAGGAAGAAAGCAAGAAAGGAATGGATTCTGCACAAGTTACGGGAGCTACAAGCTCTTATGCACGCAAGTATTGCCTCAATGGTTTGTTCGGCATTGATGATGCGAAAGATGCAGATACAGACGAGCATAAACATCAGCAGAACGCAGCAGCAAAGCAATCAAAACCATCACCTACACCTGAACAGGTTCTAAAAGCATTCACTGACGCAGCAATGCAGAAAAACACCGTGGAAGAGCTTAAACAGGCGTTCGCCAAAGCGTGGAAGATGCTCGAAGGCACACCGGAGCAGCACAAAGCGCAGGACGTTTACAACATCAGACGAGACGAATTAGAAGGAGCGGCTGCTTAATGGCACATTCGATTACTGTAAGACTAAACAAGCCCGCAAGAGAGTTTCAGGCCGGGGAAAATATCGGATTCAACATCCGTGCTGGCGTTCAGTATTACGATCGCCAGACAAAAAAGAAAGAATGGACAAACTACAGCGCCGTTGTATTTGCCAAGCCGGGAGCGCAAGCGGATTACTACCGTAGTGTTCTTGTTGAAGGTGGCATTGTAGAAATTACCGGAGAAAACATCAGGGTTGATGTTTATCAGGGGCAAAATGGTCAATCAATCACTCTTGAATTACTGAATGCAAAGATTGGATTTGCAACTTCAGGAAACAGCCAACAGCAGCAAAGTAGCAATCATCAAAATCATCCTGAATACGACGATTCAATTCCATTCTAAAGTAGCAACATAAGGATTCCATTATGCCAGCGCCTCTGTATGGTGCGGACGACGCGCGCCGCTGTTCCGGCAATTCCGTATCGGAGGTGCTGGATAAATTCAGAAAAAACTACGATCGGATAATGTCGCTACCACAGGAAACGAAAGAGGAAAAGGAATTTCGCCACTGTATATGGCTTGCAGAGAAAGAAGAACGCGAGCGAATTTACCAGACATCAATCCGACCATTCCGCAAAGCCACATATACCCACTTCCCTGAATATATCGACCCGCGCCTGCGTAATTACCGCTCACGCTATGGCGCTATCAGTAATGACTGAGGAGTTAACAATGAAAACAATGAAGCTGAACATCGACCTCGGAAAATACGTTATTACCGGAACCAAACACGACCTGATTCTTAGCGAAAGAGGAATTATCAAAGAAGGTGAGAATGCAGGGAAAGAAACACTAAGCCGTATCGGTTATTACAGCAAGTTTGAGCATCTGGTTAAAGAGTTATTAAACCGTGAAATTCTGTTATCTCAGGCGCAGACGCTACAGGATATTCAGCAGCATATCGAAACTTTAGGTGTGTCACTTAGCATGGCTATTGACCAGTTCGTGGAGAGTAAATCATGAGAGGACTTGCATACAATCCCGGCATTCTTCCGGCAGAAATGATTATTCGCCAACGCGTAAAGCCAATGCCATCGAGAGAGGAATTGCTTAAGAGAAATTCTTTTCCATCAGTGAATCAAAACAAATATCTGAATGCGATGTGGCGGAGTGGGAAGAAATGAAACAAATGTCACTAATTGAGATGGATGGTTTTCTGAAAGGTAAATGCATCCCACGAGATTTAAAGGTTAACGAAACAAATGCTGAATATCTGGTGCGTAAATTTGCTGAAGCTGAGGCCAAGTGCGCGGCACTGGCGGTGGAGAATGCGGGAATAAAGTCTGCAATTCCTCAACTACGGGATATTGATGCTGACAATGACAATATGGATGACGTATCTCTTGCTGAAGACTTCGGATTCAATCATGCAATAGAACGGATGAGGAGACAGATACCTGAAACCCCAGCCACCGATGCTTTTCTGGCTGAAGTACGGGCGCAGGGCGTGGAGATGTACGCAGATAACCTCGACAACGCAGCAGACGACGCAGAACGAGGTGGTTTTGATTATGCCGTTAAGTTTCTACGCAGTGAAGCGTCTAGTGTACGTTTGTTCGCCGGCCAGCTTCGCAAAGGAGGCAAACAGTGAGCGAAATTGACTATCAGGCACTGCGTGCTAAGGCAGAGAAAGCAACGTGTGGTGCGTGGTCGCTCGAATATGGAGAGGGCCGATTTGATGGTGATGATGCGCTAATTCATCGCAAGGCTGCTGGATATATTCCCATTTGCAGAATTGAAGGAGCGCATCCAGAAAGCGGTTTCGATGAAGATTTCCAAATGGAACAGCAGGCCAATGCTGAATTCATCGCCGCAGCCAATCCGGCTACTGTGCTGGCGCTTCTGGATGAACGGGAAAGAAACCAGCAATACATCAAACGCCGTGACCAGGAGAACGAGGATATTGCTCTTACGGTTGGGAAGCTGAGAGTTGAGCTTGAGGAAGTAAAACAACACGCTGAAGAATTATCCGAAACCAAGGCTGTTCGTAACCAATGGCGGCCAGATATTTGCCCAATAACCGGACGTGCATTTTTCATGTGGATTGAGCATCCAACATTGGGGAATGTGCCGACATATGGTGGCCCATTAGATAGTTACACCATTCCAACAAAGGACGGTGACGGTGAGTTTTCATGTGAGCGTTACGATCATGATTTTGGCGGTTGGGTAGAAAGCGAATGTCTTGGGTTATATCTGATTGATGATAGAGAACAATGCAGGGTCTACGAACTGGAGGAACGCGTTAAGGAACTGGATGCTCGGGAAATATCGCTCCCGGAACGTAGCAGCATGCTTCATCGAACAGATTTTCACGATGATTACCAAACGGTAATGGCATACAAAGTTTCTGAAGTCATCGATGCAATCCGCGCTACTGGCATTCGCATCAAAGGAGGTGAGTAGTGCGTGTGGCATGTATCGGCTTGTTACCGTACCCGACTCGTTTTTGGGCTTCTGCGCTAATTGCAAAGCCACATGTCCTGATGACTGACAACATCATCCCGGCACCAAAGCGCCGCCATACCGGTATTGCAGCGGCACGACGAGCAGCAAAGAGACGCAGGAGAGCAAAACGATGAAAAACCGTAAAGCAAAATTACTTCTTTTATCGCGTTCGACGGGGTACGAGAAGCTACCAATCAGCAATCACAAACGGGCGGTGATCGGCATGTTTGGTAGGGTGGTATTCGCATTTAACTATAAACCCACCGCGTCGCGTAACAGACGAGAGAAGGGGTACGCAGTGCGATGAAAAACCGTAAAGCTAAGATGCTTATCTCCCGTGTATACAGACTTTGCTATCCCAGCCAGTGGTTGAGAGTTAGCAATCGCTGTGTGGTGTTGTTTTCATTTTCTGGAATTGCCAGAGAGGGAATCAAAGATAAGCGCAGCGCGGCGCAAAACCGCTGGAAAAACCACTTGCGCACTAAAGGAGCCTGATATGGCTATTGCCGCAAGTTACACCATGCATCTCTATTGTGATTGCCTCCAGTGTACAGATGGCAAATATAAGTCGCCAGACTTCGGTGAGTATATAGGTACGTCATGGGCTGGCTGTGCAAAAGAGGCGCGCAAGGATGGCTGGCGAATAAGCAAAGACAAAACGCGTGCTTTTGCGCCCGGGCATAAAGTTTTGAGGATTAACAAATGACCACTATAACCAAAGAGCGACTGCTGACAATCAAGCAGTGGCGCGAAACATACGGACCTGGTAGCAACGTTGTACTGCCAGCAGAAGAAGCGGAAGAACTGGCACGAATTGCACTGGCATCGCTGGAACGCGAACAGATTCGCCACGAGCATGCCAAATGGTCTGACTCCACATTTGGCTGCGTTGGCCCCATTGGTCCACTGAAACACCTCTCAAAAGAGGCTATGGAAACCGCAGCCGAACCAGACGATCTCAGCGAGTGGGCTGATATGCATTTCCTGTTGTGGGATGCACAGCGCCGTGCTGGCATCAGCGATGCTGAAATTACCGCTGCTATGGAAGATAAATTGAAGATCAACATGGAGCGCCAGTGGCCTGAACCAAAAGATGGTGAGCCTCGCTTGCACATTAAAGAACCCGGCAACTCTCCGGTAATTCCGGATGATTTATCCACGGTATGCGCTGAGGCTTATCAGGTTGTAGGAGTTATGGCAGATGCGCTTGGTGTATTCGGTGATGCAGCAGTACAGAAAGTTCTGGATAACCTGTCACAGCAAAAACTTGTTCACAGAGATGTGCTGCCGTTCTCGCTTCCGGTGACTCCGGATGGTTGGATAAGCTGTAGTGAGCGAATGCCCCCTCAAGATGATTGGATTTTAATTTATTCAAAGCACGGCGAGTATATGGCAGGACAGGTACAAGGGGAATACGTGGAGTTGAGCGACGGCACTTTATCGTGGTTAGGGAACGCCTTGTTCTGGATGCCGCTACCAGAACCGCCTCAGGGGTGAAATGATGCTTGGCCTGAAGTATTTTATGTAATTGGTATTGCTATATTTTTATCTGGGGATAAACGAATGTTCTCTCTGATTCAACGTGGTCAGATATACACCGATAGCGCTGGCTATCCAGTAAAAATCATTCGTAGTACTGATCACTCAGTGTTCTTCAAGAGGATGGATGGCTATCCTGGAAGAGTGTGCATCCGAAAATTCAATAATTTATTCGAACACATTGATCACAGAGAATATCACCAGATCCTGGCTGAAACAGAGCAGGAGAACCATCTGAAAAAATTACGTGCCATGCAAAGGAGATAAACCGGTAAAGGTGTTCGCGATAAAGGTGAATATCGACAATGAATAACAATCCTCGCACTCGCGGGGATCTCTTTTATCTGAACTCGCTACGGCGAGTTTTGTTTTATGGAGACAAGAAATGTCAGATTTGGCTATGAAGGTTTTGAAATGGCAATCAACTGGCGATGTTGGCATCAGTAGCGCAACTCTTGCCTCAATCGCATGTGGACTGAAAAAGAATATCTATGGTCATCACTTCGGCGCTCCCCATGACGCAGCCGATTTCAGACGATGCGTTGCACTTGTTGAGCAGATTCCAGAAATCAGAGATTCATTCGACAAGGTTGCAAAGCGCGTTCCGTCATTCAAAGGAATCCTCAACGAATGGGATTCCCTCGTTGCTCTGTTGAAGTCTGAAATGAAGATACACGGAAACAAAGCACCAGAGACTTACAGAAGAATTAGCGAGTTACGCAAGGACTAACGCCTCACACTCGATGAGGCCTGTACATATCTGATAGAGCCGCTATATGGCGGTTTTTTATTGCCTGGAGAATTAAGATGACCAATACCAGCCTGATTCCTGAGAAAGAAGTGATGAACAAGCTCGGTGTTTCATCACGTCAGACAATCTGGAACTATACCAAACGGCACGGATTTCCGAAGCCAGTCAGAACCCACCCCAAATCATACCTTCGTGAAGCTGTTGAAGGGTGGATTCTTAACGGTGGCGTTAATCAGAAATGCTCCTGA